TTTGATAATTCTATAAAGATATAGATTATGAATCTGTTCCGCCTACCTGTGAAGCAAAGTCCACGAAGGAAGAAACATCATCCCAAGATACAGCTGCTGCTGGACGTAAGTAGTTAACTCTACAAACGATGTAAGCTGCTCTACCTGCAGTTGAATCATCAGCTGAGATAAATACACCATCACCATTAACTGAAGTACCTGTAATAGCATCGACATTATAAACTTTAAAAGTTGTGTCTGATGTTACTTTGTACATCATGGAGTTTGCAGCATCAGCTCTTTCGATTGTTGCTGTTACAGATGTCCAAAATGGGATATCTCCAGTAGTTGTGTCAGATGCACCCTGAGCAAATAGTGAACCACTTGCAGTTAGAGAACTATGAGCTGCAGCATTTCCTAATAATTGAGTAGCTGGAACACCTATTGGTGAGCCACTATTATCAGGACCAAGAAGTAAGAGCTCGCCAGTTGTACCACCGAGGTCTGCTGTTATTGGAGATGCTGGGAAGCTAGGAAGACCACCTGAAGGTGTATCCTGTGCAATTGCTATGGAAGCTCCATAAACATATGCAGGTCTAGCTGCACTTGCTTTGACCACTAAACTTGTGCGGTCATCTCTTACCCTGTCACTTACTCTTCTATCTGGAGAAGGTACAGTGATGTTAAAACTCTTGAAACTAGCTTTGTCAGCTGCTACGTTAGTAACTTTTACATAACCAATTTGTTCAAAAGCTTCAATTCCAGGCCAACCAAGTACACCCTCATGGTTGAATGAGGATAGTTTGTTGATCTGATTACCGGGCTGTAGGATTGCTCCTGCGTCACTCTTGTAAGTTGCCATTAGTTAATACCTCCTATTACTCTGTAATTGTGAAGGCAG